TTTCATATATGATAACTTATAAGGGTTACCCATTCCAAATCGCCTTTTCGGCATATTATTAATAACTGATTTAGATCGTTTAGGTTAGTTAAGGATTCCTTTTCTTTTATTTTGTGCTGCTGATTTTTATCTTTGTGGCATTGGTTAATAAATGAGATGTTCTTGGTTTTATTGCGTGGGTCAGATTACCAACATAAACTGGTTTTTCTGGTGCGACTTATGATAAAACTTTACCCTCTGATTTTAAATTAAAGTATAATTTATCACCTAAAACTTATCTATATGCCATTTCTAATAAAGACCAATTCACATCATAAGCATTAACATAAGTTTTTAGATGTTTTCTCATCTCATAATTATCAGTTATATCCTTGTTAAATCTTTTAGGAAGTAACTCTTCAAAAATTGGGGCTTTAGCTCCCCAAGAATAAATCCCATTAAGAACTGCTTCTCTATGTTATTCTTTGGTAAATTAATATTTCTTTCTAATAACAATTTTATTAGAATAATGAGATTAAAACATAGCTCTTTTAGGATCTCGAGTTACAGAACAATCGTCTGACCCAAACACGATAGTCTTTGATAAAAAGTCCATATAATCTAAGGATACGATAATTTCTTTTATTTATTAACCTAATCCATGTGTTCCAGAAGTTTAGAATGAATATACATCATGGATTCTTTAAATAACTAATGGTAAAGATTATTTTTCTATGATCATTGTAGCATCATCTCCAGATACAAAAGCTGTATAAGGTAATTTACAATCTTTCATCATATACTCTATATAGGATAAAACCCTCAATGTATTCCCCCATGTTGTTCTGGTCGGATGACCTGAAAATACTGTACCTCTTACTTCTCCTGATAACTCGATCTTTTTAGTTACCTTGTTCAACATTATAAAAGGGGATACCGTATCAGTTAATGATCTTAAAACTTCATCCTTCATATCTAAAGGTAAATCTAGTTTTTCAGACATTATAGGAAACATGGTGTTAAAGACGCCTTTTATAACTGATACATCTACAGCTTTAATGATATCTTCGTGTTAATTTCTATCATGAGAAGAACCGTCCCATGATACGAAGATAGGATCTGTATGTTTTGCGTAAGCATTAAAAAGTTTATTTTACAGATCTCCGGTATTTAAAGCATGTACAAATCCGGGTAATACCTGTTTAGTAGCTCTGATAATTAAATAGTTAAAGAAACCTCCTATAACCTTTAATTCGGTTGATGGATTAAATAAATTTCGAGGTCTTTAATCTATGTCATCTGGAGATGAAACATTAGTTATTTCACCAGTTTTTACTAAAACTTCCAGGATTGAAGGTATTTTCTTGGTTATTTTTGCTTATTCTAACCCTTTACGATATCTCTCTCTTTTTGACTCTTCGAATGAGGATAAGTAAGAATCAAGAGATGTATCAAAATCTAATTAAGCATAATGGATGATTCCTTCGATTATTTTTGGTAAGAAAG